ACGTGCCAATTCATTCTTTGTCATGATAGATAAAATTGAGTTTATAATGTTTTTGCTATATTGTTTTCGCCTGTCATAGGTATGCGCAGGTCGAGAACGTCTTTGTCTGTTGCGAGTCGCCACCGGCACTCTGTCAATTCATTCTTCTGTTCGTCGATGAATTTCTCACTTACCTCCACCTTCAGCGCATGGATGAATGGGAAGATCTTGATGATGGCGTAACGCCCGGTTAGATTTTGGCTTATAACCTGTCTCATTTTATTTTCTTTTTTAATTTTTGGGTGAGTTGTCTAATACACCATGCACGGCATGAATTGCGCAGACCGTGCTGTTTATCGTAGAGAGCGGCCGCATCATCGAGATACTTGATAATGCGCTGCAGGTCGGTCTTACATAGGTCAGCCATCGTCGTCCGGATTGAGGAATAGTGACGTAAGCTGGTCGAAGTACATTTCATCCTGTGGAATGTCGTCGTCGGTAGCCATTATCTGGTTGGCGATGGACTTCTTCTTGTGGATGATGGCATAGAGGGTGCGGTCGATGGTTCCACGGCCAAGGAGGTAGTAGCACGTCACGTTGTCCTTTTGTCCTATACGGTGTGCGCGGTCTTCGCATTGACAGCAGTCGGCATAAGTCCATGGGAACTCAACGAAAGCCACGTTTGACGATGCCGTGAGTGTGAGACCCACGCCGGCTGCTTTTATGGAGCAGACAATTAGCTGTGCTTTCCCGGACTGGAACGCATCGACGGCAGCTTGTTTCATCATCATGGAGTCGCGCCCGGTAACAGATACAGCCTTTGGAAACGCCTTTTTTATCTCGTCCACAATCTCATGCAGAGAGCAGAAGAGAATGAGCGGCTTTCCGTTGGCGAGGAATGTGCGCGTGAAGTCGATGGCTTGTTTCACCTTGCCTTTGGCAGAGAGCGAGCGCAGCGTCATGAACTTGACAAGAGCCTCCATGCGCATCTTGCGTCGTATGTCGATGTCGTCGCACTCGGTATATGTGCGCAGGTATTCTGCAAGGTCGGCTTCTGCAAGCATATACTCGTCGCGGTTGCTGATGTCAACGATGAGGTCAGTGCGCGTCTTGTCTGGTAGTTGGGTGAGTACTTTGGCCTTTTCGCGACGGATCATGCAGCGTGCATAGAGTTCTGCAGAGAGCCGGTCGAGGTTGCGCGGTGCGTCGTCCTCATCATTCCCTCGTCTCTCTTTGGAGATTTCGCCACCGCCGTACTCGGCAAGGAACTTCGAGCGACCACCGAACTCAGGCAAACGTCCCATGATGGAAAGCTGTGCTATGAGGTCGGCAGGACGGTTTACAACCGGTGTGCCTGACAGCAAAATGCGATACTCCTTGCCTTCAGCAATGCCACGTGCGAAGATGGTCTGCTGGGCTGATGGGTCTTTCACGCGGTGGCTCTCGTCAATTATGATAGAGCGAAACAGTTTGATGTCGGGCGTAAAAACAACATCTTTCAGTCGGAACCCACCACGTGAGCCTCCCTTGATGTCCCACACGAAGTATTTGCGCAGAGACTCGTAGTTGACGACCGCCACCTGCTGCATGCCCATCCGGAGAAGATAAGGCCATGTGGTAAGCACGGAATTGTCGAGCACAAGGGCTTTCTTGTTGGTGAATTTCTCGAACTCGCGCTGCCAGTTGATTTTGAGCGAGGACGGACAGACCACAAGGCAAGGGTAAGCATTGGCACAGTCAACGACACCGATGCTTTGCAGCGTCTTTCCCAAGCCCGGCTCATCGCCGATTAAAAATCGGTGCCAGCGCAGCCCGGCAAGTATGCCCTCCTTCTGATAGTCGTAAGGCTCGACGCGAAGGTTATGTTTCAGAGTTTCAGCCATACGCATTGATTGTGTGTTTTGAAATCGTTATGTCGTAGCCATGTATGTATGCTTGCTTGCGCAAGTCGGCGCATGAGAGCATGCAATGGCGAGCTTCCTTTGAGCGAGCGGCCATGCCTGAAGAAGAACGTACCCCCCCAACCATGCCACCGCATGTATATCCGTAAGAGCCAGAGAACACAGCGAACGGACACATACGTCTGAGGCGTTTGAGCAGCTGGATTTGTGCTGTCTGTGATAATTTATTTTTCATACTTTGTCTGTTACATAAGGTTGAAAGCCCAATATTGGAAGGCAAGTTCTTCGTACTTCTCGCGTCCGCGATTGTAGATGTCGTCGCCACGGTTGATGAACTTCTTGAAAATGTTGCAGTTCTTTTTGCTGATTGCGTAGATGAAGTCGCGGTCGGAATGGGCGATGTCCATGTACCACGCCCTGCTACGGTCCCAATCGAAGAAATCTACAGCATTGTCGAACTCCGCTTGTGTTGAGGCGAATGTCGTTTTCAGATCGCCGCCGAAGTTAGCCATTGGCAACCACCAGTCCCATTTGCAGCGTGTGTCCAGATGGAAGGTAAATCCCCCATTGTTGAACTCCTGCTGCTTGTTGACCATGAAGCGTTGTGTATCGGCATGTTCGAGAACCTTAGCGAGAAATGGGTCTCGTCGTGCTTCTGCACGCAGTGCACGCTGCATTTCGCGAGCGTGGAGGAACTCCTCCTCAGAACATTGTTCGCCGTCGATGGTCATGTGCAGGAAGTCAACACGCGAGGGTTCGGTGATGATGGCATCGACGATAGACCCGAAGCGGAAAGCAGCCTCCTTGTCACCGAACTGCATGTGAGGGTGCAGCAGGTTCTTCAGTTCGGTGAGGTCAGAATTGCTGACCTCACTTCTCTGATAGTATTCGTCCGGGTTGTTAATCTTCGTCATAATCGTCGTAATCAGGTTCATATTCAACTTCGCCCTCACCGTCGCACACCTCGCAGATTTCCTTTTCGCCCTTGATGAAGTGCATTCGTTTTGCAATAGCCTCTTCTTCCGTTTCGGGAAGCATATTCCATGTTTCTTCGGAACATTCTGTTTTGTAGTCTGCCTCAAAGTCGTAGGCGTACCAATGATAGCCCTTGCCGCCACATGCAGCACATTCGACCATCGTAGGCTCTCGTTCATTCCAAGGTGCGCGTGGGTCGAACTCCGCACCGGCAGGATAATAACCACTTTCGTACATAATTGTTTATTTTGCTTTTACTTCCTCTTCGTAGGAAACAGATGTTGAACTAATAAATTCGGGTTGTGCTTTATCGTTGGCAACTTTCTCGCAGAACGTGATCTGCTTCTTGAATATCTTGGCGAGGTCCTCGACCGACATAAACTGTCCCTCCTTGGACCACCACATAGATACGGCAGCGAGAACGCCCTGTGCGTCGTGGAAGTGAATACGTTTCTTGACAGAGGTCTTCGGTTGGTAGCCAGCCGGAGAAACAACCGCTTGCTGACCGAACAGGTTGCCAATCTCGGAAGCCTCGGCTTGCATCTTCTTCTTGGCTGCTTCCTCTTCCTCCTTGCGCTTGCGCTCTGCCTCGATACGTGCGGCTTCGGCTTGCTCACGTGCTTTCAGTTCAGCAGCCATGCGTGCCTTCTCTTCCTCGTTAGCTTTCTGCATACGTTCCAGTTCTGCTTTCTTTGATGGCAGCATGTCGATGATGGAGTCACGATATTCGGCCACCTCGAACTGAAACTGCTCACGGAACTGTTGCATGAGCTTGGAAAGGATGGAAGAACGAATGCCCGGCAGCTGGTCTCTCATGTCTGCAATTTCAGTCGGGATAAGGACTGTAGAGTTCAGCTTGTTTCCATAGTCAGCCGGAAGCGTGACGGGATATTCACGGATGGTCTTGCACTGTGCTTCGTAGTTTTCGAGGGTCAGACCGCTGTTGAGCTTTGTCAGCTCGTTTGTGGCATTGGTCGTATATACATTGAACTGACGCTTGAAGTCGTCCTCCACGTCCTGCTTGTAGCGGCTTAAAGCCTGTTCGCGCTGCTGACGTATAATCTCTTCACGGCGGCGGCGTTCTTCCTCTTCACGCTTACGTGCTGCATAGGCATTGCGTTCCTGCTGAATTTGATAAGGGATAGAGCCGGTCTTGTTAGGATCGACAGAATTTTCCATGCCGGTGAACTCGGAACGTATCTGGTCGAATATCTTGGTGATGGCAGAACGGTTGGTGTTCATCTTCTTCACCGTGTTACGAGCCTTGTTGATGTAGTTGGCGCACTGCATATCCAGTTCGTCGTTCATGCCGTTGGCCTTGATTTGTGCAAGGAGTTTCTGGCCATACTCGGTACAACGCTTGGACGAGGTTGTGTTGTCCTTGTAAATCTGTGGCGCGGATTGCGCTATCATCTGTACGTTTTCCTTGCGTACGATGGTGAGGTCTGTTGTCTGTTCGCTCATTGTTGTAAGTATTATAGGGTTAGAATGTGTCGTCGTCGTCGTTGGCGGCAGGGTCAACGGTTACTCCTGCAGACGTGTCGGTCTGAGGTGCGAAGTCCTGCTTCTCTTGGATAATCTCGCCAGTGGAGGTATCAACCTTCTCGCCATCACCGGTAACGCCGTAGATGTCGTCAGTGATTTCTGTCTCGTCAACCTGCTGTGACTCCAACTGCGTAGCACGACCGACACGTGCCTTCGGATAGGTCTTGAAGGCGTGCTTGATGCACTTGGCAACGAGGAAGCCGGGGTCAATCTGTCCGCCTTGTGCAACGTAGAGCGCATTGGGTTTGCCGTTCTCCCACGTCTTGGTCTGATAATTGTACTTGCCGTTCTGACGAGCGGAGTAGTTGGAGAGTCGTGTCCAGTCTTCAGGCAGCATGACAGCATAGTCGATAGAACCATCGGCGCGAGTGATCTTCATGAAGCAAGCAACGATACGACCGGTGGTGTGGGGAAGACGACATGTGTAGTTGACGATTTTTTGTCCGTCGCGTTCGCCATACTCGAAGCTGTCCTCTTCGTACACGATAACAGGGTTGTCGGCGTGGCGTATCTGGCCGCAGCGTGCACGAAGCACCAGCTCGCCATATCCGGACACAGTGAGCATGCAGTGTGTCTCGTACTTGTTTTTCTTCTGTCCGTTGTCATAGTAGCTGTCAACGGCGACGGAACGAGCGAGGAGGTAGGCTTGCGCCTTGGTGCCGGGGTCGAGGGTGAGTCCGGAAATTGCCACGTCGAGGAAAGCTGTGAAGAGCGAGAACTTTGTGCACGTCTTGCGCACGTCCTCTTTCTCTGAAAGCAGACGATTGAAGTTGCGTGACTCGCGCTCGTAGGCTGCTTCGCCTGATGTTCCGGTGGAAGGTGTCCACATTGCCTCGTAGATCTGGATGAACTTGTCGCGTACATTGTCGTTGCGAACAATCGCAGTAGGTTCCATTGCGTTGATTTGCTCAACTGTAAGTCCTATCTTACTCATAGTGTTAAAAATTAAAAGATGAATATTATTTGTTTGTCTGTGAGCCGCAGGTGGGAGTCGAACCGCACTAATGCACTCCGTGAGCATATTTGAGCCTTGTACTTCGGCTGTAACACGCCTTCTGTGGTTCCCGTTGCGCCGGGATGCCCTTTCCGATTAAGCATTCTATCTGCGGCAGTTGAGGCTACTTTTCAAGGTAGTCTTGTTGTATCCTCTGCAATAGCCGCAGGTCGGCTGTACGGTATTCGACTTTGCCCGGACGCTTGTAGGCAAGGACTTTGCCCTGCTTGCGCCACCGCTCCACATTGCCACGACCGAACATCTGAAAAGCTTTGTTCTGGCTGATGAACTCGGGGTCGTTGGCATCCTGCTTAATCATGTGGACCACCTTTGCGGCCACATCATTGAGGAAGGTGGAGTAGCGTACGCACTTGTCGGGGAAGTTGAGGAAGTCCATTATAGTTCGCCCTCCTGTCGGCTCATTGGGTTTGGGGTCTCGTCGGCTTCATCGCACAGCTTGTCGAAGAACTGAAGCAACCAGTCATGCTTGCGCCACTTGTTGAAGAGAAAGATGGTGAGAGCAAGCAGCAGGAAACCGAGGGCCTTGTCGAGGATAAGGTGGAAGAGGTACGCGAAGAAACTGTTGTCTTGCTCCTCTCCGAAAAGGAAGAGTGTTCCTGCGCATCCGATGATAAGTAGGATGCAAACGCGGATGATAGAATATGCTTTATTCATTTTTTGTTGTTATTAGTGGTTGCACATGGTGGTGTCTTTGCGTACTCAACGTAACGGTTGAGGAACATGCAGAAACAGCCGTTGAGAGCATTGAAGGACTGTTTGCAGGAGGTGCAGAACTTATTAGACATTAGTTGTAGAGGTTTATGCCCAACTTGTTGAACGCCTCTTCTTCTGCAACGGATCCGCGCCAAGCGTCGAGATAATCGTTGATGGCTTTCTCGTTGTTGGCATCGGCCTTTTCGTTGTAGCCGAAGTCCTTGCAGAAGGCTGACCAGCTGATGCGGTCGAGTTCTTCGTTATACAATTGGGTTGAGGTGTTGCAGCTGATGAGGCTTGCAACAAGGAGTGTTGAGGTGATGATTAACTTTTTCATGATGGAGTGGGTTTAATGTTACGAAATTCGTGTTGCTGTGATTGTGCGTTGCTCGCGGTTCGTCGTGGTGGTAAACTTCTTGTCCCACTGGAGTCCAAAGCTGACGCAAATCGACTTCAAGTAGCTTGAACGGCTAACCGATACTGTCAACTCTTCGCCGACTTCAAGGGCGTTCAACTGGCCCAAGAGCGATTTTTTTCGCTGATTTTTAGATGTTTCTGTCATTATTTCGATATTTATTTATAACTTTATGCTGCAAAGTTAGACAATTGGGTTGATATAACAATACAATTGGGCAACTATTATTTGTAAATTAAGATATTTTAAGAATAGGTTTGCGTATGGAAACGATTAACGACCGAATGGAAATGCTTGTAAATCAAAGATTTAACGGCAATAAAGCAGCCTTTGCAAAGACAATTGGTTTGCCTCCTACAGGATTGTCTAACTATCTGGGGACAAAGAGGCGAAGCAAACCATCTGTAGAAATGGTTACTAAAATTGTCTTGGCGTTAGATGTTGATGCAAGATGGCTGCTCACTGGAGAAGAAACGCCACAACAGCAAGGCATGAATACCAACATGAACGGCAATGTGACCGACAGCAATGTGGCAATTGGTAGCCACAACTCTGTTGGCAATGTGACAGTTGGTGCTGATGTTGTTTTGTCTGAGCGAGTAAAGAGTCTTGAGGCTCTGCTTGCAGAGAAGGAGCGACTCATAAAGGTTTACGAAAGGATGATGGAAGAAAAGTAATGGCACATATCGTTGCTTACATCATGCTTTACAATGAACGCTAAACGATGAATAAGACAGAAGCAATAGGCAATCTCGTTGTTATAATCTCTATGTTCTGTTTCCTTGGTAACGTATGGGATTGGATAAACGGTTTGCAGTATCCATATTGGGCAAAGGGGATATTCGGACTTGTTTCTTTTGGATTGTGGTATTGTGGTATAGCCTATCTCTATTTTGCAGAAAAGGCTATGCGCAACAAAAAAAAATAAATCATGAGCGAAGATAGTGAATTGACAAAACTAAATATGCTGATGAATGCTATCAGTGAAGAAGATATTGGTGAAGAAGAGACTCCAGACTTCTACGCGGATCTGAAAGAGGCTGCATGGAATATACTGCATGAAAACCCCGGAACAGATTTTGGGGATTGGCAGATGATGCTCATCGAGCAGTACCCGACGGAAGTAGTGGACGCATTGGGCACCAACCCTCCTGAAGTATTTGCAGAACTTTCCGACTGGTGGGACTGCATGGACTACGACGACGGAATGTTGGAAATACCGCACACGTTCCGGGAATGGGCAGAGTATTTCGCCACCGAACGCTCCGTGGAACTATACGACCTACTTGTTGAGGCGAAACGCAAATGAGGCGTTTTAAGCGTCTGTTTTCGTCAAGACAATAAAACCCTCATCCGAACCTGCAAAGTTCGTCAGAGGGGCAAAATAACGGCTCAGGACGGCATTGTGATGCCGGAGTCAGAGTCGCACAAACAAATGAGATTAGCACGATAAGATTAGTTAATTCACCTCTTTTGATAGAGACGCTTACAAATTCTTCAAAAGTCCCTCATAATGAGAGGGTGAAATCAGCTGCGCATGCTGCTGTGGAAGATATGAAGTAAATTGAATATT